TCAACGCTGGAAAGATAAAATCCGTGAAATGTCAAAATTGGCAGAAATCTAATTGTAACAATTCCAAAAATGTTTTCTTAATGAATCATATTGTTCAATAATTGGGTTACAATAGCGGTGTTCTAAATCTACAGTTTTTACTTTGTCATATTTATTTGAAAGTGCAATCTGTTCTTCTAATGTTGGCAATGGTATAAGAAGTTTTGAAAGACTGCCTTTTGATAAAAGATATTTCTTACTTGTAATATTTAGTTCTTTAAAAACTTTATCAGATGGTAGGAATTCCAAAAATGCTTTTAGATAAAGTGGAAAAATCTTAGTTGTGTCAGGACGAATAATCAAAGAAGCACCGCTTGGAACTACCACAATTTTTGTGTCTTTTACGAGTGCAGCAATTTTCTTGCCATTAGAGTACATCTTTCTAAGAATTACAACATCATTCTTCTGTAGTCCATACAAGTCTTCTATTTCTTCTCTTGTAGAAGATTTCCATATTTTAGACCTTACAGAGAGTCCTTGATTTATTGTGGCAATTTCCTTAAGCGGAACAAAAGGTATTTTATCTTTCATGTATTTTTGTTGGGCTATGCATACAACCTGTACCAGTTGATAAACTTCCACACCAGCGGCATTTATTTCCACCAGAACCATGATAATGTTTTTTTGTTGGGCTATGCATACATCCACTACCATAAGAAGCTAAACCACAAAAAACACAGTGTTTTTCATCGTCAATGTGTTCATGTTTTTTAGTTGGACTTTTCATACATCCACTACCGTAACTTGTAGAACCACAATATTTACATTTTGAAGCCATAGCTTATTCCTCCTAGTAACTATATATTACTATGAATAAGTATATCATGTATGATACAGACTTCAAAAAAAAATTATTTCTCACTTGTAATCAGCTTCCAAACTCTCTCCGATGTCCAACTCTCACGCCCTTTGCTATCGGGGAGGGCCTCTTGCACTAAGCTATCTCCATTCTAGTTTCACAGCCAGCCCGCACCAGAGCCTCTGTCCATTTGTAATAACACGCTTAAAACCTTTCTCACTCATTCTCATACCAAGCCATTTCTGGCTCATCACACGCTCATTGTTTTTGCTGCACCATTTGATATAAGTCTGATAAAGAAGATTTGTAGGAAGTCGCCACTGTAAAGACGCATCCAGCTCCAGGCAGTCAGTCACGAAAGTTCCTACGCTATCCATATCCATTCTGTATTCTTCGTTTGCTTCTCTTACTGCAGCTGGTTCTTCAAGTCCTTCTTTCTTCCACATCGCATAGCCTTTCAAAAGCCAGTTCAGGATTCCGGAGTTTTCTGCAATCAATTTTTCAGTCAGGTTCTTATCTCTCTGCTCAGGAGGAATAGTCACTGTAAAAGGAATCATTTTAATACGACGCCAGATACCGTTATCAGCTCCTCGGATTTTCGGCTTATGATTTGTTGCCATAAAAATCTTAAAGGTCGGCTTAAAAGAAAAATATTCGCCATACAAGAACCTAGCAGTAAGAGCATCTTCACCGGTAACCATTTTGATAAGGCTTTCGCTAATCTGGCGGCCCTGTTCAATTTCACTTGTGGTAACAAGCCTCATTCCTTTAAGTCGGGCAATATCGTTACTCTGTTCAGAGTTCTTTTTCATAAAGGTTTCAATGCCTGTGCTTAAAGCATAATCTCCAAAGAGCTCAAGCATTACATTTAAGAAAGTTGATTTACCATTGGCACCTGTTCCCCACAAAATAAAAAGACACTGTTCGCTTACATCGCCGCTCAAAGCGTAACCCATAGCTTTTTGAATAAAGCGGATAAGTTGCAAATCCTTATTGAATATCTGCATTAAAAAAAGATTCCAGGTAGGACACTCTGCATCCTTTTCATAAATAAAGCGGCTCTTCTTCGTAATCAGATTTTTAATATTCGGCTCTTTCGCTTTTCCGGTTTTCAAATTCAGCGTGAGCCCCTCAACATTAAAAAGATAGATATCAGTATCAAGTTCTTTTTCAATAACCTTGATAGAAGGCTGCATTTTCAAAAGTCCTACGATTGCCTGAATACGGCGGAAACTTTCACTCTTAATAAGATGCTTTTCAAAATCGGCTTTAAGAATGCGGTCATTTATAAAACGCATAATTCTGTACATCTGATGAATGAAAATCGGAATACGCTCCTGCACAAAACCGCGGGCATCAATTTCCCAGTTAGTTCCGTTCCAAACAAGAAACTTATCCCAGGTAATACAGTAGCGGATAGTGTCCTCATAAGCCCTCAGAAAATAAAGCGTATTCGTAAGGTCGGTAAACTGCATTTCACCGCTTACGTATTTATTCGCCTTCATTTCAAGACCGATTTCTTCGAGGACTGCTTTTTCATTTTTAGAAAAATCTATTTCACTCATCTATCATTCCGTTTTCTTTCAAAAGTCTGTACATCTGAATCAGCTTAAACTGAAGCTGCCCATAGCCATCCAGCACACCATATTCCCCGGTCTTTTTATCAATTTCATCCATATGCTCATAAATCAAAATTAAAGAACGAGGATAATCAACAAAGCGTTCCAAAGTAAACCAGGCCGCAAACTTTTCAGCTTCTTCGCTTGGCTTCATATCTGGAAAGATTTTAAACTTTTTATAAATATCTACATCATCACGAAGCGTCAGATAAAACTCTTTCGCCTCATTCCAGCAGTCCATTGGAATGTAATCCTGTGACACCTTTATATTTCTTTTCATAAGCTGCCAGCCTCGTGAACAAAAACTTTCACAGCTCTTCCGGCTGCAGTCCTGTCATCATCAAAAACAACTTCCGGCCAGATGATCCACCAGCCTTTAAGGTCAATGTCATTTTCATCTACAACGTCGTAAAAGATAATTCCGTTCTCAACATCTTTTACAACCGCAGGAAAGTTCACCACATTTCCATCAGGCTTCCTCGCCCAGATAGAAACAGTCTCATACCCCGAAAGGTCGCATTTAGTATCAATAAGAATTCTTAATTTTGATTTCGCTCTGAAAAGCCATTTCATATACGACACTCCAGTTCAATCTCTGTCGCAATCGGACAGAATAAAGTCATCACATTATTAGCCTCACGGATTTTGCCACGCAGCCAATCCCATAAACTCATGACTGTTTGAACGGCTCTAAAAAATAAGCGTGACGCAAACGGCAACGCAGATATAGATACACCATCTGCAGTGTCACGAAATGCAATTTGTTTTCTTATTACTTCAGTTTCTATATCAGGTTGAAGTTCTAATAATCTTTTCCAACTCAATTTTTTTCCAGAAGAATCAATTAGAATAATTTCATCTTCACTATTTCGAAAAAGAAGTCTCTTATAATCTTTCAAAGCTATAGGCTCAAAGGCATCATTAAACTGACGTGTCATAAAATGCTTTCGACTCAAAAGAGTAGTCATGCTTTTTGTTTCAGACAAAAGCCTAGTAAAATACATCCGCTTCGCAAAACTGTCAGAAACTCCAAGCCTATGATTTCCGGCATTTCTTATATGCAGCTGATGTTTTTCTGCAGTTCCAGTTATAGCTTTGATTTCACTAAGAATCTTTTTCAAAACAGATTTTCTGTTCACAGCAGAATTCACATTTATGACAGCCTGTTCGTTTACAGCGTAATTATAATTATCTGGCGTAACATCATGAAAAGTTATATAGAAGCTCGGGTAATCGTTTATCTGTCGCCTGCTTACATAACAGTCTTCAAGATATCCTCCGGTTAAAACATCATAAACATCATCATCTTCAAACTCTGAATAATCCCACAGAATGTCGTAAGGTGTTACCGGTATTCCTCCACTAACTGAATTATCCCAGACAAAAACAGGAATTGGAGAATAAATACCAAAGTAAAGTGGATTTTCATATGTTTGTCCATTTTTTGTATATCTTCCCCAAATATATTCATCAACATGTAGCGTTACATGAATCCATCCTGAATCGCGGCCGACCAGAGAAATCTTGTCATGGTCATAAGTTATTATTCCCCACCATTTACCGATAGGTCCCCAACGAGTATCATCATTGCTTGCTGCAACAAAAGGGAGAATGTAAAAATAATCAGGGTCATAACAATAATTCCAGAAATCCGAAGTAGTCGGTTTGCGATAGTAATAATAAAACTCTATCGCAAGTTCTCCGTCATCCCTCTGGTCATAGGGTGGAAAAAACTCATAAACAAAAATGTAGTCTTCTTCATAAAGCTCTACATCCGCAGTTTTTCCACCAAGACCTTGTTTCCAGATATAATTGCTTTTAAGATAATTAGTTCCTATATGCTGATTACCCGCTATGGTGGTTCCCATATTAAGCTCCGCTTACAGTAATCTGCCAGTCAATCTGAAGGCTGTCTGCAGAAGTCACGTTTACGCTCGGAGTAATCTGAGCATAAGCCAGGCACTTAGCTGCAGCTGTATTTCCGTTCATCAAAGCAACTTCGTTAATTCCGTTTGCATTCAAATCACCTGCAGCAAAGCTTGTGCGGTAAAGAACAACATTCTGTCCGGAAGAACCAAAAGCAGCTTGAGTTTTTGGATAAGTAGAATCAAGTTTTTTAAAAGAACCAGTAGGAGTGTTTACTCCTGTGTTGTTCTTTGGAGTGCTTCCAGTCCAACCGGTTCCAACACGCATATAGCCGTTGGTGGCATCAACTTTGTCCTGAGTCGGATTCGAAATCAAAAGATCCGCAATCATTCCATCACCCTGATTAGTGATAGTGTTGTGATGACGGAAAATCATTGGGCGTTCTTTCAGCTTAAAAAGATTACGCCAGAATCCATTCTTAAAATACTTTACATGACCATTACAGTCGCGAACCGTAACAGTAACCAAGCCTCTAACTTTTCCTTTACTTGAAATCATTTACATACTCCCATAATAAGTCCAAACACCAGCGACGTAACAATCACGCCGCCGGTTCCACCAATCAAAGCACCATAAAAGAACTGGGCCTTCTTTTTCTGGGCTTCTTCCTTTAATCGTTTATTTTCTGCTTCCAACGAAAGCTTTTGTTTTTCAAGTTCATCCGCTCTTTCTTTTTCATAAGCAAGCTCACCGCCAACTTCAATTAAAGCAGCTTTTACAGCTTCTTGAGCAGTACGCTCAATTTCTTCTTCTGCAATTTCCATAACTTCCTCAATTGTCAGCTCGCTTGCAACGTTGTCGGAATCTTTCTTTTCCGTCGTTGATTGCGTCGCAGACTGAGCCATAAGATTCTGCAAGCTCACGAGCATCAGCACGCTCAATACGAGCAACCGTTTCCTCCCGTTTAGCCGCAGCCTTAGCATTGATTTCATCAATATCCTCCTTCGCAGTGGTTGAACCTGTCGAAACCACCTGTCTTTCTTTCACAAAGAGAACCGTGAATATCGCCACAAACACAGCCCCCAGCCAAATAAAGATTTTCTTAATCACTACCCAAATTTTCTTCATCCGTTTCCTTCCTTGAAAACTTAAAGTCCTTAAACTTCTGAATCTCTCTTCCGGCAATTACCGTAAGAGCCACAGTCAGCCATTCAGCACCACCAAGTACACCGCAGCAAAGAAGTACAGTCGCAACAATAAAGATTACAAACTTCACGCTCAAAAGCTTTTCAACCAGTCTTTGAAATCGAAAACTAATCATCCGCGAACTCCGTCAATTGCATTTCGAATCTGCTCAAACTGATAATCAGCTCCAAACAAATCAACATTGTCGTCACTCGCTTTCTGCAAAGCTTCACGGTCTAAGCCTCTTACAATAATTCTGTAATCATTAGCCTGGTAATAAGGCTTCATATCAGAAAGCGAACGAAGTTCTGAATAAGGTTCCACACAGTTTAGAACAACATCACGGCCACAAACTCCAGCAACATGGCAGATTTCATTTTCCTTATAAAGTCTTGCTCCAAGCTTTCTGTCATAAAGCGTCATAAAGAAGGCTGCCTGAATATCATTCTTTTCCGGATTCTTCTTTGTAAAATATTTCTTAAACAAAGCATCTGCCGTAACACGAATTGCACAGCCAGTCGCAAGCAAGAGGGCAAGACAAACCGAGCCAGAACAGTCCGAGCTTATAAGATTTTCCTTTCCGCTTTCATAACGAAGAAACTGCATGCGGCCAAGAAAGTAGCGGTAGCGTTCTGCCTCGCTAAGTCCTTCTACAATTTCTTTTTCAGCTTCAAGCATCAGCCTCATTCTTAAATTATTATTGTTATCCATCACATCCCCCGAACAATTAAAGTAATCACCGTAATCGCCACATTAAAGCAGGAAATCACACAGGCAATCACCGCCATATTCCTTCCGGCTTTTCCGTTGTCCGCCTTAATATGCTCTTCAAGCCGCCTCGCCGTTGCACAAACATTTGGATTAAACTGGCAGGCAGTGGACCTGTTATCCAAACAATCCATCCTTTTTTCAACAGCATTCTTAAACTCTTTCATTTCAGCTCTGAATCCAGAAAGCTCAACCTGTAAGCCGTTCATAGACTCAACCAGCAATTCAATTTTTTCTATAACGCACCTCCCTTAAACTCGCGTAACCCAAATCTCAGATGTGTAAGGCCGCTGGCGGCCGTTGTTCTATAGCAAAGCGTTAAAAAAATTGCGAAAGCAATTTTTAGCTTTACCACCTCTAAACTCTTGTTACCCATAATTCACTACTAAAAGCCTCTTCCTTTTTATATCTGAAAGTAAGCTCGTCAATTCTCACTTTCTTATAGTTGCTTGTACCCTTAAGCCTCATATCCATAAAAGCACCAACACGAGCATGAATAAGAGGAATATAAGTTGTAAGGTAATAAGCGCCTTTGCAGTTCACACATTCATTAAGAAAATCTTTTGCACGTCTCTGGCAGAAAGGCTCAGCCTCAAATAAATCATCACTCAAATATTTAGAAGTAATGTTTCTTACAATCTGCCCATGAGCCGCAATCTCATCATCATCTTTTACAAATACGCTGTAGTTAGTTTCACTAATGATTGCACGTCCTGTGATAGCAGCTTTACGAACTCCAATAAGATTTCCATCGCGGCCCAGCTGCACAATCGCACGGTCTTTATAAGTAGTCGTGTCGTACTGAATCACAACAGGCTTGTCCTCGCCGGTAACTTCCATCGCCTCTAAGAAGTCCTGTTCACTGTCTATCGAATCCGCATAAACAACGTTGCGTGTTTTTCCTTCCTCATTCTTTGCTGTGTAAATAGCCTCGTAATCGTTGTCAGAAATTATCTTCCTTGAATCATCAGTAAAAGGATAATAAGGCTGCATATTCTCGTCGTACCACACAGGTGCATCCGAATAAGACCAGAGTTCCTGGCGTTCCGTCTGAACATAACGTGTATATTTAAGACGTACATTATTTGCATACTTATCGCGGTTATTAAAAAAGCGGAAATGTGTAATCTCATTTTCATTAAGACTAAAGCAGGCTTCTTCGCTGTACTCATTCTGTAAATCATAAGGGCTTTCAATAAAGCTCAGAGTCAAATCCTTACCACATTCCACAATAGCGTTATAAGCCTTAGCCAGAGAACAAAGCTCCTTCCAGGCAGAGCCTGCAACAACAACATAAGGAATATCAAAATTAAGAGTTCCGCAGTTTATCTCGTTAGCACCAATTCCACCGCGAGCCGCAATAATATGAACAAGAGAATTTTCTGGATGCGTTCTGTCACAAACAATTGAGTGAACAACTACCTGAGCATCAGTCCAGTTTCTCTGCAGCTTTGTATCATCAAGTTTCTTAGAAAGATCTATCAGCCTTATCTTGCAAGTCATATCTGTATGGCCAGTCATCTGAAGCTGAAAGCCGTCATCATCCACAAACATATGAAAGCGGAAGAAAGTATTAGTTCTCTCGCCAAAGCAATACCATATCTGAACACCAAGCCCAGGACAAAACTCGTTATTGGAAAATACATCGTAAATATCTCTTGAGTTATCCAGAAGGATTTCACCCATATTTACAATGCCGCCGTCTTCGTTTTTATAAGAAGTCATCACACATTCAAGAATGTCAGAGTCGCGGATATAAAGGTCTCCGCTACTAAGTTCAAAAACAACTCTTACAAAGGGGCGACTATCTGTATTTTTGATTGCGTTCTCAACCTCTGGCGGAACTTCATAAAACTTCATACTCAGAGTTTAAGCCCACACCCCGTTTCCTATGTGTTAATTTGTACTACCTAATAGTTAACGCTAAATTACAATCTGAAGATTCTGTTCTGCGTTTCTGATATTTAAAACCATAATACCAGTCACCTTAAAAAGCTGATTACAAAGCACAGTGTCCGCGCAGTTTATATCACACAAATCAGAAATCGGCACCAGGTCATAAAGGTCCAGCCAGATTCCTTCTTTCATATCAATCCAGATTGTAAGCTTTTCAATTTTAGAAGAGAGGGGATAGCATTCTTCCGAGAGTGGAAAATAAAGTTTAAGAGTAATCCTGGCATCGCTTTTATAATCAGCAGCAAGCTCAAAGCGGTAAACTAAAGGCAGCGATTCTAAATCTGCAATAACGAAGTGACCGTCAAAAAAGAAAGTTCTCTGCTTCTGCCAGGAAAGGTCAGGAACATTCATAGACCAGTTTTCTGTAAAAGATTCTTCCGAATTTTTTACATCAACTCTAAGCTTAAAAGCTTCGCCATTTATACCGCGTAGCTCAAAGGCCCGGAAGTTCACATTCCTGTAAATGATTTTTTCAAAGCCGCGGTCAGCATAAAGGTCAAAGCTTTCGTTGTCATAAAAAAACAAAAGGAACAGGCACTGTATCACAGAATAATCCAGCCGCGTAATAAAGCAGCCTTCAATTTCCTTATGAGTGATAACAGTTTTCTCTCTGTTCCTTTTACCGATACATTCAGGCAGCACGTAGCCTTTCGACGTTAATCTTACAGTTTCCTCGCTGTATGGTAATGGAGTTAATTCACCGTCTCTTGAAACAGTCAGTGTGCAGTCTCTACCTTGAATTCTCATGAGATTATTCTAAGGGTAGATGTCGTTTCCTATGGGTTAATTATGGTTAACTAGTGGGAATAATTATTGTAGGGTAATTATTGTAGGAATCCTTGTTTGACAGTAATAATTTACGGATTTATAATTACCGTATTCAAGGAAAAACTCTATGGATTACATCCTTGCATTTTTATTGGCATTATTAATCTTTCTCGTAAAAGCAGCACCTCTTTGGATAGTCATTGCAATTATTATTTATATCATAAAACAACCAAGTGACAAGAAAGAAAACAAGCCAGATTTCACATTCGAAATGGATGGCAAAACATATGATGCATACGAAGTAGAAGATGATGATACATTTAATAATGCTGCAATCTGGGATGACTAATAAAAGGGCGAAACTTCAAATAATATCAAAGTCCTGTCTAAGACCTTTGCATTCAGGATAATGCTTGCAATATACCATTTCATAAAAGCCTACAACATCAAATAATTCAACTGCGGTAGATTCCTTATACAAAAATTCTCTACCACATTTCTTACAACGAACTTTAGTTTCTAATGTTGTTCCAGCTGGCATGAACTGTAAATCATAAGTTAGAGTCTTGATCTTTTCTTGTTCATCTAGGATTTTTGGTCCATGCATGTATTTTTCCTTATATTCTTGTTTTACTTGTAAATAATTATAATACCAAATAATAGTATTTTGAATACGGCAAAACTGAGATTTTATGATATAATAAAACAGTCGGTTCAAATCCGGATAACTTCATTATGAAATACTATTATTTACAAATCAAAGAAGGCAGAGATGATTATTTTGACTGTGTAGATAAATGGATTAGTCAGAATAATTTTGCAGCAATATTTTCTCTTGACACCATTGAAGATTTCCTTTCTGACAAGAAAGGCTTGTCTAAAGATTCTCAAAGATTTGTAAAAACGTTTTATGATGATACCGAAGAATCACTTATTGTTTCTATCGGTGCAAAAATTATTGATAATAAAAAGCAAGATTTTATTTACATTTATAAAAAAGAAGGACCTTTGAAAAACTTAAAAGGTCCTTCAGCAAAATATAAAGTTGATCCACTACATTACAATAACAATCCTGATGATGTTATAGGTTTTCAAATCCAGTTATTATATGAACAGCCAATTGTAAAAGTTCCTTTGGTTTTAGCTACAATAAAGTCTAATCAAAATCTTTCACGAGGTACATTCAAGGAACTTTGGAAGAAGCCATCTAAAGATGATAAGAATAGTACATTTAATTCCTATTTTGGAAATAGAAAAGCAATAGATTATCTAGTTGAGAACAGAAAAGTTGCAGTAGAAAACTTTGAACAATATCTAGAATGCCTTTCATCCATTGAGTTTGAAACTCTTATAGCAAAACTAAAAGAAGAACAAGGCTTTTTTGTGCCAGCATATAAAGGTGGCAGTTTCAAAGATTATGATATTCTTTGTAAAAAAGGAAATAAAGAAGAATACATTCAGGTAAAATTAAATTTATCAAAAGATACTTTCAAAGACTATAAAGATATTAAAGATCTGAATATTTACTGTGTTCATTCTGAAATTGATAAAACACTGTATCCAAACATTTTTGATTATCAGACTATTCAACAGCTTCTAAACAAATGTCCAAATACAAAAAAATGGCTGGAACATTCTTTGAGTTGGGTAAGAATTAAGGAAAAATAAATGGCAAAGAAAATCCGTTATAGTGAACCATTAGCCGAGTTATGGGATAGTTATAATAAAATCAATAAAAAGACTCCTATTTCTCATAAAGAGTTTATTCATCAATGGATTCATCGAGATATGATAAGTCCATTTCATGTGAATTTTACACAGGCTCATATTTTTATCGGTGATATGTTTTATGCAGATTCTATTAAAAAATTCTTGCATCTGTATTTCGTTGATAGTTCTCTTCGAGATTTCTTAATGGATATGCCAATAAAAGATTCTAAAGGCCTTACTGATTATATAATTGAAAATGGCGAAGTTGATAAAGCTGGGGCTATTTCCCTAATGGGAACAATTCCTGATGAAAACAGTAAAATATCAAATTTCTGTTTTGGAATTCATATTCCTTATGAAAACAAATATCGGGGTTATGCTTTTAGTTTTACATATGATTTTAATTCAAAGCAACTTTTGTTTGCCTTTGCAGTCGAAGATGGTTGCAGTTACATAACGTTAGACCATTATGAAGATCTTTGTAAGAAAAATACTCCAGATGCAGAAAAGACATTAAAATATCTGCGTCTTGCAATTAATACAATTATTTATATGCATACTTTCCCTGATTGCGTAGTAGATGGAACCCCAGATGAAGTGAAAAATGAATATTCAAAGAAACTTACAATTTCAGAGAAAGTCTTGGAGGCTCAGAGTTCAGATTCAAGTAAGTCTGTAAGACCACATTTCCGAAGAGGTTTCTTCAAACGTCTAACATCAGATTTTTACACCAAAAAGAAAGGTCAAACTGTTTTTGTAAGTCCAACTATGGTTAATGGTGTTGCAAAAACAGTTTATACTTCTGATAAATTGGAAGAATTTTGTGAATAAAAATTCTATTTCAACAGAAATTCTAATATTATATTAGAGGTAACTATGAAAAAAGAATATTTATTTCATTACACATCTTTAGACAAATGTAAATCTATTATTAATTCTCACGAGCTATGGTTCAATAAAATATCTCAAACTAATGATCCATATGAGAACAAAAAATTTGATTTTTTTGAAAAATCTGAATTGGCAGATATAGGGTTAGATGAATTAGATTACAATTCTGATGAAGTTGATGAACAAGCATGGTTCTTTCAATATCTAACACAAACAAAAAATAGAATGGTAAAATCATTTTCCTTTTCTTCTGGTGAATATGTTGATTTTTCTGTTAATAATCGCCCTGGTTATTTCTTACCAAGAATGTGGGCACAGTATGGAGAAAATTCAAAAGGTGCTTGCTTGGTATTTAATAAAAATAAATTACTTACTAAATTAAAATCCGATTTAGAACCTAGATACTACTTTTTTGCAGAAAATGTTGATTATAAAGATATTACAGATAAAGCTTATTCAAGTCATATGAGAAAAATAATTATAAGTCGTAATAAAAAGATATTCGGTCATGGTCGATGTAAAAACGAACAGAAAGTTCGTGACAATTTATGTGAGAATATTCGTGATTACTATTATACAAAAGATATAGATTGGCAAGGTGAAAATGAGTTTCGAATCATTATCATAAACAAAAAAGGTAATTCTAATACAGAAATTGAAAAAGTCAAAATTGACTTAGCAGATACTTTAGAATGCGTAATTCTGGGTGAAAATTTAGGATTTAATTACACAGATTCTGATTATTATGAAATTAATAAAAATGATATTTATAAAATGAAGAAATTCTGCGAAGAGCGTAACATAGATATAAAAATGCTAAAAAGAGATATCTACCGAAGTACTTATCTGATTGAGGATTTATTTGTGAAACCAGTTGTAGATGATTCTCAACCTTTTTTTGATGGCTGGGAATAATATAATGATTTATCTTTCTTCAAGAGTTTTGGCAGTACCATTTACAATAGTTTCATGCACAAACACAATCTGTCCTTTTTTATTCTTATAAAAATCGCTGCTTAATCGCTTGAAGTAACCGCGGCGGAAGTGAGGTATTACAAGCCCACCTTCAGAACGTTCTCCAGCTTCAACAACTTTTTCAGAAGTATTCAAATAATGATTATTCTGAGTTTTAATATCATGAGGAGCACCATCAACAAGACATTCTGGGAAGCAGTAAATATATGAGATAAGATTTAATGCAATCTTTGTGATTTCATTAATTTCTGAATCTGTATAAACAATAGATTTTTTATCTTCAATCTCATTGCTTGAAATGTGGTATTGTTCCATTCCATGATTTACAAAAATGCGAAGCTCGTTTGAAATATCGTAAAGAGAGTATGCAAAAACAAAGCCCTGTGATTTTTTAGGAATGTGCAGACAGATTCCAAAGTTGATTCCGGTTGTAAGATTTTCAAGAAGATCATCATTATTCAAAACAACACTTGAACCATTATCTTTGATATAAGTTTTGATACCTTCAAGGTCACGGATTTCTACTGCTTTGAAGAAATCCATCAAGTTTTCATCTTTAAGATAAATGTGTGTAAGTTCGTGATTTAAGTCTCTCAGGAAAAGCTGGCAGCAGGTAGCATCATCCATACTAGAAACAAAGTTTTTTATAAACCACTGGCGGAACATTTCTGGTGTTTCTGAATTAGGTTTACCGTCTGGTGAGTTTTCTTTACAGAACTTTCTGTAAGCATCGTAGAAGAGTCCAAATGTTTTGCCGTATTGAATGTGTTTACTCATCTTATTTTTTTATCTCTTTTTTTATTAATTCTATAAGTTCATTAAGACATTTTGTATATTCATCCATATATGATAAATCACCAGTCTCATCAATATTGGGAATTTTAATATTTAAGCAAGCTATATTAGTAATGTCATATAAATCATTAAGTTTTTGCTGAATCGTATTTGAAGTATATAAAATAGCCTTTGTTTTGTAACATGCTAAAATCGTTCTTTTTTCAAACCATTTATGAGTATAATAATCAATTTGTTCCTGTCTTGTATTTGTCTGATTTGATGAGAAATATTCAATTGGAAGTTTTGATAACAGTTCATCAAAAAAATCAGAACACTTTTCTTCATAATTGGCTTTTTTTTCATGGCGATAATTATATGACTGAACTAAAATGGATGTTATTATAGTTAATAATCCACCAAGAAGGATAGAAAGCAAAGTTGTAAAAAAAGAAGAATTGATATCCATTGCACTATTTCCCATCGTTATGCAGAAATAGTCTTTGGTTCTTCTGATTTCTTTTCTTCTTCAATCATTTTCATAACCATAGGTTTTATGAATTCTGCAACTGCGTGAAATAACGGAACTACAACAGAGTTTCCAAACTGTTTATATGCTCTTGTATCAGAAACTGGAATAATATAATCATCAGGGTAGCCCATTAATCTTGCACATTCTCTTGGGGTCAATCTTCTTGGATTCTTATTTTCGCCCTGGTAAATTAAGATTTCAGAGCCGTCTTTGTAATATCTTGCAGAAAGAGTTCTTGCAATGTCATCAGGTTTTACTAAGCCATATCCAAAACCGTTGCCCATAGAACGATGTTTCTGAGCATAAGCCTGCAGGTATGCCCAGAGATTATCTGTCAGTGTATATTTATCAAGAACTTTATTGTTTTCAAAGTCAAAGTATTTATCACCATCTTGAATTAATCTTGGTTCAGTACCATCTGTTTTGTGTAAAATGCTAGAGAGCTTAACTTCTCCTTTTGTTGGTAACTCCATATCCTGTAATTTGAAATCAACTTTGTCTCTAAAACCAACAATTACAATACGTTCTCTGTGTTGAGGTACCCAATACTGTCCATCAAAAATATGATAATCACATGTATATCCAAGTTCTTTAGTTAGGGTTTCCCAGATAACTTCGAAAGTTCTTCCTTTGTCATGTGATTTTAAATTCTTTACATTTTCAAGCACAAATGCTTTTGGTTTCTTTTCTTGAATAATGCGTGCAACATCAAAAAATAAAGTACCTTGTGTTTTATCTTCGAAACCTGTAGGTCTTCCTAAGGATTTCTTTTTAGAAACTCCAGCAATTGAGAATGGCTGACATGGAAAGCCTGCTAACAAAATGTCATGATCAGGAATATCAGCAGCATTTACTTTTGTAATATCGCCATTGATGGCATGTTCTGAAGGATAATTATTACTATATGTCTTCTGTGCATATTCATCCCATTCTGATGTATAAAGACATTTTCCGCCAGCCTGTTCAAATCCTTTTCTAATTCCACCTATTCCGGCAAATAAATCAATAAAAGTGAAATCACCTGTCTTTTCATCATTTTCTTTTGCGGAAATCTTTCGAGTAAGCATATTAAACAATCTATCAGCAACAAAACTTTTTGGTTCAACAGTTCCATTAATCCAACGGTGTATTGTACTTTGATTTACCTGAAATTCAGTCGCAATATCAGCAATAGAATATAATTGTGTAACACGTGAAAGAAGTTCAGATACTGAACCCTGATAGAAAGTTTCTTGCATATTTTCCCCCTCCCAAATGTTATGGGATTTATAATTGCATTATGCAATAATTATTCCCCATTGTCAATAAAATAATACTTTTCCTTTTATTTTCCGATATTCATTTTATAGGATAAAAATAATGGGATTTTCAACTTATAAAGAACTTGGTGATTATTTTATAAAATTGGGGGCAACTTATGCATTATTCAAAATGTTGTCCGAAAATGATAATTCAAAACAGCAAATCTATTTAGGCGGAAGCTTTAATGTTTTACAGCAATTGCCGTTTGGTGAAATCAAAGAATATGTAGATATAGCAAAACCAAACTATAAAGCTCCAATGGATTTTTATTGGATAAATGATTCCCTTGATTATGCGAAAGCTCCTAATACTCAATTAATTCTTTATCCAAAATATCCGGAAGTACGATTGTCTGGCTTTTTAAGTGAATGTGATACTGCACCAAGCAAAGATTTGCAGCCAATCCCAAAAGAAGCTCGCGGAGAAAGTAATCAAAAAGATGGTAGAGTTCTTATTCTTGGAATTTGTCCAGATAAAAAAGTCTATGCATATTTAGCAACCAAAAATTCTACACTTGCAAAAGATATTGAACAATCCTTATATAGTAATATTCCAGAAAAAGATAGAAAAGTCTTAAATCAGTTTCCATTAAAATCCAATGATATTGCAGACAAAGATTCATTAATACTTATGTTACGTGATTTAGTAAATAAAGATTGGATTCAATCTGTAAGAATGTATGCTGATGGTAGTACACGCCCTTATAATGCTTCTAATGGTGGCGGTTATACAATGGAAGCTCATTTCGGTATTATTCCAAATGGTGAAGCAGCTCCTGATTATAAAGGATGGGAATTAAAATCTCATAGTAAAACAAGAATAACTTTGATGACACCGGAGCCAGATAAAGGACTTTATCACGAAATAGGTGCTAAAGAATTTGCAATAAGATATGGACATTATACAAAAAAAGAAAATGAACGATATTTTACAGGCCCATTCCAGGTTAATAAACCATGCAAAGTTTCTGATTTGAAAATGGTACTGTCAGGCTTTAATTTGAAAACTCAAAAAATTGATGATGCTGCAGGTGGTATAATGCTTATTAATCAAAGTGAAGAACCTGTTGCAATATGGTCATTCTCATCTTTACTACAGCATTGGTGCAATAAACATCATCATGCTTGTTATGTTCGTTATCAATCTAAAGTCGATTCGGATAAAAATAGATTTTATAAATACAGTCCAATCGTACATCTTGGAGAAGGAACAGATTTCGCAAAATTCCTGAATGCAATGGTTAATGGTTATGTTCAGTATGATCCGGGTATAAAGGTAATCTTTGACGAAAATGGTGAAAGCAAAGCTAAGCCACGTAGTCAATTTAGAACAACTTTGAAAAAACTGGAAACTCTATATGATTCATTTGAAAAGGTAGATATTTTCAAAGATATTTAGAAAACAATTCTTATAAAGATTTTATTTGCTGAAATATTTACTATTTTACATTCCAGCCAGTTTTCATTATCGCTTAAAGTTTTTTCAATGGCTTCAAGGTATCGGCATAGCAAAATGATTCTATTTTCTGTGTGAGACTGAAGTTTAATTTCAAGACTTATAGAAAAGACCGTATTTTCAATAATGCGGTCTTTTTCAGAATAATCAGTTTCTTCTATATTGAATATGAATGAAGGAGCATTGATACAGTTTTCATCCAATGTTGTATTTTCAAAAGCCTTTAGAATAATTCCGTCATAGTGTTCTTTATTGATTTTCTCAATGTATTCCGGAAGCTTGTTGATAAGGAGATTTTCTAATTCTTGGTAAACTGGTTCAAAGTTTTTCATTACAGTGTCTTTCTTCTATATAGATTGATTATGTTCTGAATATCCTGTGGGATTTCAAAAGAATAATCATCTTCGTGATTCTGAGTTTTAATAAACTCTTTTTTTTTCAAGAGAAACAGTTTAATGATTACTTCTTTCAAATCTGCGGGGAAGTCTTCTGGTGTAAAGCCTGCATTGTAATTCAAAAACAAAACATGATCTTCGTATTCTGTAGAGAGGAGGAAGATTTCTCTTCCATTTATGATGCAGTTTGGAACACGTTCTTTTGTGTTCATATCTATGATGTTTATCATCTCGGTGATGTTGTCATTATCTGTGTAAACTTTATGATCTTTTACTGTCTGGATTTCATTGTAGTTTTTATCTTCTAAAGAATAACCGAGCTTCTTTTCAAGAGTTGTCATAACTGAATTAAAAAGTAATTCGTCTGTTATGAGTTCTGTATCTTTAAGCTCTAAGATTTTCTGTAATTCTTCAAATGGGAATGGATGCATAGTCTCTCCAATTGGAAAAGCAGGGCTCAGGAAAGTATAACCTCCGTTCAGTCAAATACAAGGCCAAGCCGCTGTCGCGGTGCTGCGCAGCCTTGCATTTGCCTTCACTTCGGTTTTTAGTTTTTTCGCCCCCGCTTTCCAAAGGGCAATATATATTGCTCTTTGGTTTTAGGGTTATTCCTCTGCGGTTTTGAGGAGGACCATATTTTTCTTTGGTCTTGTCACGAGGAAGCCGTCACGCTTTCGGAAGCGCATAAAGAGCTCGCCGTATTCCAAGCCCTCTGTTGTTTCATCGAAACGTTTGATTTCGATTCCCTTGCGGTTGCCGTGGATGATTCTCTTTGGATTCATAAAGATGGCAAGCACACTGTCGGCTTCGAGGTCGGCAAGCTGCGGCATCAGTCTTGATTCCACAACGTCATAACCGTCAATGCGTCCTGGCATTCCATCTCCTGGTTTTCTCCAGATTGGGTTGTGGTTGTCGTCCTGAATGTTTGCAATATGATTCAGAACTGTTTCGTTTAAGAACCATTTGCAATACTTTCTTTCTTCCGGCTCAACCTTGAGTTCTGCAGCTCTAAAGTCGAGGTATGTAAGTTTGCTTTCGTCTGTAGATTCGATTCTGCAAACTTCTGCCTGTGCCATATTGATAGCCCCTGTGAATGGGTCATCATCGGCAATCAAACACTGGCGGTCAAACTCCTGGCCGTAGGCTTCGGTGAAGTCTTCCAGGAACATCTTTCCAAGGTCTACAAAAACATCTTCGCCGAACTCATCGAAGAATGGAACATAGCCTGCAAGTGTGTAAGCTTTGAGCTCTGTTCTTGTCGGCATGTTTGATTTTGTAGCGTCGATTTTCTGACCGTAAGAAGTCAGCCATTTCAATTCAATCCCACCGCGGTCTCTTTCCGGGATGAAGATTGATGGTCCATTCATAGGACGATGGGTTACAAGATTCATCATTACAGACTGCTTTGCAGCTTCCTGCATGATGGTCTCTTCGTAAATCGGGTTGATAAGATACTGGTCGTTGTTTGCCAGGTTTCCGATTGGCTCACCGAGTACGGCTTTCTGTGGTACAAAGCCTTTGCCAGCTTCCCACTTAAAGTCTTTTGGATTGTTCCATTTTTCAGCTCTGATGTTCGGACAGAACTTCAAAGCTCCAAGAGTTTCGGCATCCTTGTTCCAAGCTGCGCACAAAGCTTTACCAAGATTGTAACAAACATCACGGTAAGTTAAAGGCTTCATTTCTGAATCAGTCTTTTTAAGAAGGTTACGAAGCTCCTTAACTGATTCTCTGATTCCTTCAAGCTCTGTAGTAGAGGCAGTCTGCTGACTGTCTGCCATTTTCAAAATTCCGTCAATGAGTTCTTCTGTCTCATTAAAGTATTTTGAAATCTGTTCCGGTGTTGCAGCTTCAGTTGGAACCAAGCTTTTCATATTGCTAAGTTTCTGCTGCAAATATACAATTACTTCGTTCAAGATAAACCTCCAAGTTGGTCTTGAATCAGGGCTGTCTCCAGGTCTCAATTGCAGGCAGCTCTGTTTTTTTTATTTATGCTCTGGCTTTCAAGCCTGAACAAACCTTTTCATAAAATGAAGAATCATTCTCCTGAATAATTCTTTCAATTTCCAGTTTCTTTTGTGGTACATGAATCGCAAACGGATTCGAAGGTACACAACAAATACTGAACTCCAGAAGCTCCTGCTTTCTGTAAATCAAATCACAGTCGCGGTCCTGAGCTTCCAGGAACTCACATTCATCAACACGAAAGCCCACAGAACCGCAGCGCAGAACTCCGGCTTTTACACGCTCTCCAATGCTCCAGCCAAACTCGTCAAACTCCTTGTCGTTAAAGACAATATCGCCTTCGAGCTGCTTTTCAGCCGAAACATTTTTAGCAATGCCAATGGCCGGAATACTATAGTCGTGACTCCAAAGCACAACAGGATTAGCAAGATAGTTTTTCAAATCCCATCCGCACGGATCCACTTTCTCAAAGTCACGGTCCGTATCAAAGGTACTCATTACCCAATGGAAAGAATCCTTCTGCACATCCACAGCCTTGAACACCTCAACCTGGGCACTCACTTTTCCAGAGCTCGTGTTCTCCTTAAGGAACCTCAAGAAAAGATTCTTGTCCTTTCCAAATTCCTTGTTTTCAATACCATCAATTTTAATTACCAAGATGCCAACTCCTTATATCCAGATGAGCATAGCGCTGATTCAAAACCGTTAAGTCATTTAGACACTTAAAACCGATTTTCTTCTTCAGCCAATGTGCGTGATTTCTAACTGCGTTAATTGAGAATCCTGTAATCCTGCTGATTTCTTTATTCGTAAAGCCTTTGCCCAAATAAAGTCCCACAGTAAATTCTGCACAGGTAATTTCAACACAGCCTTTTCTGTCAGAATTAACCTGCAGATACCCGTCAGAATCTTTCATCTCATCAGGAAAACATTTATCTCCGTTTTCGACCTTCTTAAGCTTTGCAACAAAAAGGTCTTCGTGTTCAATGCCGCAGATAAATCCGTCTACTCCTAGCTCGTAAAGACGCAATCCAAATTCTCTGATACAGCTTCCTCTCTCACAAAACACAATCTTCATCCGATTGTTCATCGCTTTCAAATAAATCAGCGTAAATTTCAAAATGTAGCTTAAAAAGAATCTGTCGAAAATTACAATGATTTCATCTTCAGACTTTTGTAAATGATAAAAAATCTCCATATCACTAGAGCCGTCAATAAGTTGTGCCTCTGGCAACGCCTTAGACACACATTCCATAGTCAGTTTTTTGGTATAATCGTCAGTCATACCTACAATCACTTTAACCATTTTTAACCCTCTTATTGTGATGGGGCAGAGTCGTATGCTGTTAAGGATGTGGGCTTATACCAGCAGTCGCCCCAAGGTTTTTCCTTTTCTCCTCGTTGTCTTAAAACATCATTAATTGTCTTAAGGCCAGCATTGATTTCTGCAATATCCCTGTTGCTCTGGGCATCCTCAGATTCTTGTAATTCAGGGATATTATTTAAATTGAACTCGCCGGTTTCTGAAAGATTGAAACGACGAAAGAATTGCACTTCGAGTATCTGCTCAAAGTTTTTTAATAAAGGAATTAATGTAAAGTTCCAGAATGCTCTGTGCTGGCTGTCTGTGTCGGTACCACTAAGGGAACTTTTAGAATCCTGTATGTTCGCTACTCTAGGCGGAATGCCATACTTCGCAAGCAGTGTATACAGGTTCCACTTCTTCATATCGTAAAGCTTCAGAACATCGGGGCTGAAAGTCAGCGGCTGGTACTCTGTACCTTTACCCAATACTGCCACGCGGTTTTTCATACCGTGACCATATTTTGAGTCCCAAGTTCTCGCTAAGATTTCAGCTTCTGCTTCTGTAAGAATCTGGTCAGTTTTTAAAAGCCCCTTAGGCACACCACCTTCTCTTAAAAGTCCGGAGTTCTGTTTGGCAGCGAGCAAATCCTGTTCGACTTCAAGACCCAAGCTTACCAAAGGGCTAACCCCGCGATATTCATTCCACGGATTCCAGTCCTTAAAGTGGATTATTTCATCAGGAAGGATTATACAAGGTTTCCCCGTTCCACCTTCTGTATAAACCCACTTGGTAATCTTTCCGTCTACAACAACGTGCTGCATGTTCCTTGGATTTAAAATATAAATCTCAGTTGGAATGCCGCAGCAGTAGTCTTCGCCAAACCACCAGAACGCCTCACCGTCGAGGCTCCACCAGGCGCAGGTCTGCTTCCATAAATCAAACCTGCATAGACTTTTATTAGGGTAGTTAAAAAGCTGTGCCAGCTTAGAATCGTTTACTTTCTTTCCGTTTTTCTTAATTTCAAATTCAGCCCGCGCAACATTTCTTGTGAGAATATCAATACAAACCGAAACCCACGCATGCTGTAAATAAGGATCCGTGCAGGTCTTCTTTTCGCGAACAGAAAAGTCATCTGCAACAGTTTCGTTATTTATCTCAGAAAAGCTTCGTAACTTTTTTTCTTTCTGGTTCCTCTTAAAAAGTCCCATATAGTTTATCGGTAAATCCTCAGACCATTACCACTCCAGAGGCCGCTGCGCTGAATATGGCATAACGCATAGCGTCCATGTAGTGGTCATTAACTTTTACAATCTGATTATTCTCATCCCGAGAGTAATCCCATATTTCACCAAGAACGCCGGTGCAGTCCTTACAAACAAAAAACTGTCCTCGTTCAATTTTTGCAATTATGTAATCAATCCCTGCATCCACAGAGTTATTTGCTTTTACTCCTCCAGGCACTTCCTGTATTCGCTCGCCACCAGCCGGGTCGCAATAGGTAACGAAGCAATCGTCATACCAGTTCTTTGCCTGCTGCTGTTCCACGCTGGTTTTTGTTGTAATGTTGAAGCCGCCAAAATCAGCAACAACATAAACCGTCTCTCCAACCCAGCCAACTTTCACAGCCGCAATATGAAGTCCAAAATCCTGGCCGCCTGTAAAACAGTCAAACTCTTCCGGCAGCTGGTCCCGAGTCAGAATCATAGATTCTTCAAACTTCTCGTAAACGCTTCCTTCAGGTTTTACCCAAAGACCGTCGCGGAATCGTGCCCGTTGTTTTTCCGGCATGTTATCCAGGATGTCGCTGATGTAATCTTCATCAAGGTTCTCAGCGTTATCCATCGGATTCAAAACTTCACTTGCGTAAAGCTCCGGCTTCTGCAATTTCTCATCAGTCCGAGGTTCAATCTTTCTGATGAAAACTTTGTAAGCCCAGTGCATCGGCGAACACGGGTTACAGTCATAAAAAAACTTATTCTTGCAGCCTTCGACTTTCATCGCTAATCGGCTGTAGGCAGTAGTAATAGCGGAGTAGGAGATCTGGCTCACTTCGTTGAAATAGATAGTCACATACTCGTGTCCAAGAATGCGGTCTACCTGTTCCTTATCACCAAGCCCGCCAATCCAAATCTCGCTTCCGTTCCACAAGGTAATCAAACCATCGTGTACGTTTGCTTTATAATTTTTTACACCAACAGTTTTGTTCAGCCACGGAATCAAAGTTTCGTGAAGAACAGAACTCCTCGCATCCTTCGCCCTAAAGCGACAAATCAAATGGCGGCTACCCGGGTACCTGCAGGCACGAAAGATAATCGCCATTACAAGAACAGTAGTTTTGCCAGAACGCGAACCGCCAAAAAGCAGAATATGTTTTGCTCCAGAACTCAAAAGTTCCAAAGCTTTTTTCTGCACCTTAGTCGGCTTAAAAACTTCTGTCGTCATATGCCTACAATCGAAGAGCCGTTAAAAAAAATGCACTGCATTTTTTAGGCTCATCCCCCATCCTGGCTCGGAACAGCTGTGCTGTTCCGGTCTACAAATCCTTAAAGCTATCAACAAAGCTAATCGCCAGTTCTCCCTGTACCGGCTGCTTTGCTGTTTCTTTATCTGCACCCGTAATAAACGAGTCCAGCTTTGCAGAACGTTCAAGCAAATCCATCGCTCCGTCTGCATTCAAATCTTCCGGCTTCAAAGTCTTAATTCTTTTTTGAACAAGCTCATCAAAACCGTTCAACATTTCCATCTGGCGTTTTCGTCGTTCAACACGTTCAGCCAGAATCTCTCTTTCAGTCTCCTTTGCAATGTATGCGTCGTATTCAGCAGCTCTCTCATTCCAACGGTAGAGACGAGCATAACGCGCCCAGGAGCCATACTTCTTAGGCTCTATTCCGTTCAACTCCATACAGGCCTTAATGCTTCGCTTATAGCCCATGGAACGGAAAAGACAGAAAGCCTTAAAAGCCTTAGGAGACTCATCGTCTAATTTTTTCTCCCAAGACTTTACCGGCTCACTGCCTTTATTAAGTTCACTGTCTGCGGTCTTAACAGTGTCCTTATCTCCCACCTGTATCACCTCCTGCCTGCTGGTTTATTTCTCCACGACCAGACTGGTCGTCCGTCTTTTTGCCAAATGTTCACAAAAGCTTGTTGTAAGCTTTACCGGTTCTCCACGAAACATCGTAATAGTCACAACAATGTCACCGTGCTGTTTTTCCAAAGCCGTCTCTTCAAGGTATTTGTGAGCCTCGTTTACAGCCTTCTTAATTTCAATCACTTTGCTGTCACTCATAATCACGCCTCCATTTTTGAATTGTCATAAGTCACCATCGAACCAAGCCAGTTATACAAATCAGACTTACGAAAAAGAATGTGTCTCGCATAATTCACATGCGGAATCTTATTCTCTTTGCAAAGCTTGTAGAGAAAGGCAGTGCTAAACTTCAGGTAAGCAGCCGCTTCCTCAACCGAAAGCAAATCCAGATTTTTATCTTCTGTGTCCGTCATACAAGCTCCTTTTTTGTGTTAAATAAAAAAGCCACAACGCTTTTCGTTATGGCTCAATAATAAATCCGCTTCACATTTCCTATGTGTTAATTTATGCTTTGTTTTAGTTAATTAGTATTAAGTATCTGCAAACATCTGTTAACCAAACGGAGATAAACCAAGACCCCCACCTCTGATGGGTGAAAAATCACCCGTTAGGGGTGGGGGTCGGAATCTTCGCCAAAAATTTATCCTCGAAATCATTTCAGAAGGGATTTCAGTAACGATTTCAGTAAAAAATTAAATCACTCAAAACCACTCAAAAACATTCAAAACAAATCAGTTGCATAAATCGTTAAAATGTAATAATATACATTTAGATACAGTATAACTGAGTGCTTCTGAGTTATACAAAGTCTGAGATTGTAGCTCAGCTGGATTAGAGCATCACCCTGCGGAGGTGGGGGTCGCACGTTCGAATCGTGTCAGTCTCAAACTAAAGTTCGTCAGAGATGACGAACTTTTTTGTTTTAACGCAGTAATGTCAGGATTTCATAACACGATTCGAACCGGAGTGAGCGGTTCTCAAAAAGCCGAGCAGTGGTGCAGGCTTTTTGAGAAGGCCGAACCAGGAGGGTGAGGCCAGCGAACGCAGGCGCCGCGGAAGTATTAGAGCGGGCGTTAAAAACAGCTCAGATTTATGCAGATTGGATAAACGATTGGATACAAAATGATTATCGAAGATTGAAATCTGATGAAAATTCAAGACTTTCATTAAATTGGAATCTCAATATAGAACAGAATATTGAGCAACCAAAGCGACTAGAATTATTACGTGCAACAGCTATAAAACAACTTCGCACAATTATATGGTTGGATTTTACGTCACAAAAGATTCTTTCAATTTCTGAGAAGAATGAGGAATAATCCTGTAAAGTGTCAATAAACTGGTAATAATTTACTTAAAATATGCGTAGGAAATGAAAGGGACTGTCCAAAAAGTATCGTCATGCTGAACTTGTTTCAGCATCTACACTATATCTAGGCCTATAGATTCCGAAACAAGTTCGGAATGACACTAGGAAGTAAACTTATTGGTCATCCCCCTTTCCCGCTCCCCCAGATGTTTTTAATTATTTTTGTTTTTATAGAAAAGCTATGACATTATTCGTCATACCCCCTGTGTTATCATTCTTTTAGAAGATGAAAAAATATAGTGTTGTCTGAACCCCCCGGCAGGCAGCATTATATTCTTTCTGATTTTTCTAAGTGAGGTTGATATGGAATATTTAATGAATGATGCAATTAAAAGCTATTGCGAATTTTTAGAAAAGTATTTTAAGAATCCAAATGATTTTACAGTCAAAGCTTCAGTACAGCTGATTAATGCTTATTATAATTATTATAAAAATTTTAAGTATACAGAAAATTTGAGCCATCTAATTGCAGAATCAAGAAACGATCTTGAAATTGATTTTTCAGAAAAAGAACAGGTATGGGCTTTTATTCATTTAATGATTGAGAGTATTGAAGGACAAACCTTAAACATATTCAATAAAAGACAGTGGATTTACTGCATGAAAAAATTCCAGCATGGTATGAGCAAATTGTGGGTTACAAAACACGAAAGAAAAACAAGAACAATTGTCTTATAAGAGTCAAAATAAGGAAGAAAATATGAATAGAACTGATTTTGCAAACGCTCCTCGTAATAAGAAACTTAGTTTAACGGATGAGTATCGCGGTACACAGGAATTTAAAATAAAGAATAGAGTTGAATACGATTTGGTCGGACAGATGCCAAAAAAGCTCCAGCGGAAATTTGCAAAGGAACTAAAAAAATCAGAAAGAAAAAAATTGAAAAGAATTGTAATATCAACAGATAATGGCAATTTAAGCATATATGCTCGTGATCTGATTACTTATCTAAAGAATCATAAGTTCAGACTAATTGCAAGACCAGTTCCTGTTAGAATTGCAGAATGCTTGTCTCCAATTCTTCTATGGGTAGGATCCAGCCTGACGACAAAATACGTGATAACAGAAGAGGCAAAACGTGCATATTCCAATGGGAATGAAGAATTATATAATGAGCTATCTGATTTTTAA